AAGTTTTCGCTCTTCCGCATGACATGTGTGTATCTAGGTGACGACTTAAGGTCTGTTGTTTCGTAACTAACAACAAAGTCCTCTGCCGGAACAAAGATACTATCTGGTCTTTTGTTTTGCTGGTCATAGTAAACTTTTCTAAAACCAGAACCAGCCAAGGCTGTTTTAAATAGAAGTTGTTCGGTTGAGGGCCTGTATTCCTCAATCTCTTCGGTCAAAAGGTAGTTCATGTAATCCTGAACTCTTCTGGCCTGTTCTTCTTTTTCTTTTGACTTTGTACCTATAACGGTTGTTCTGACGGGGCCGTTAGGTGGAAATATTTCCATCATGGCCTGAGATACAAATCTAATTACTGCTTCACTTAGTATAGGGTGAGAAACTCCAGTAGCACCTTCAAAGGGTGTGCTTCTGTCCTCTATCTTGACCCCAAGTAGGTCAAGGCCATCAATGTAAGCCTCTTCCCATTCTGAACGGGAAGCACGGTCTTCATCGTATGCCGCTATCAAGTCTGAGGAAAGGAGAGAAAGTTCAGACTCATCCATATGTTCGGCTAAATTGGCATTGAAACCTACTTGAGACTCTTCTGACATTGGCGAGAAATCAATAACAACACCGCCATCATCGTCATTTATAATAACTGCTTCTGGGTTAACCACGCCTATTTGTAAGGCGTTGTCTTGTTGGATATTATCTTCTTCCATATCTATTCCTTAATAGTAAGGTGTACGTCTTGGCGGTTGCCAATAGGTTTCATCTTCTTCAAAGTCATTGTAAAGACTTAGAAATCCTCCCTGCCTAAACCTCATTAACGCCAAGGTCGTGCAGTCCACAAGGTCATCATGCGCCCCTTGAGGGAACGCCGCGCATTGTTCAACCAACTCTTCAGCCCATCTAGTTGCTGGATGCCATACAATACCGTTGGCAAAGATGTCAGTGATAGAATTAACCCTCGACATTTTATCCTGACCGCGACTCGGAGTGTAATCAGTAACAGGAATACCTGATGCCCTAAGTTCCTGTATAAGCGGCAAACCCGCCGCTTTTGCTTCGATAAGATATCCATCAGGTTCGTAAGCATAATACAACTCCAATGCCCTGTTCTTGAGTTCAGGGAACTCTAACTTTTCATTTATTGCGTCAAGCAGTATAATATTTGGTACATTCTGACCGTCATCGTTGGGGTGATTAAAGACTCCCCAAGTTGTTATTGCAGAATAATCTGACCTAGCGTTCTTTGTGTGGGCTGTATCTATAGACTGTATAATATAGTCACACACTGGTGGATTAGGCTTGCGCCACTCCTTCCAGTATTCTCTTTTGATAAGCGCACCCTCTTCCGAGGTTGGCTTTTGCTGGTATTGAGCAGACCACTTTGAAACAGGAAGTTCCGCTTTCAGCGCATCAAGTTCTTCCTTACTCCAGAAGTCGGGCCACAAAGGTTCTCCGCTTTCATAAAGTGCTGGAAGTTCAATCACTTCCCACTTATCGGAACCCTTACGTTCTTCGGATGACTGGAGTATCTGACCAGTAAGGTCTAGTTCGTGCCACCTCGTCATCACAATGATAATGGCACCACCCGGCTGTAAACGCTGTCTTGGGCCTGATGCATACCATTCGTACACACTATCAAAGTAATCCAAGGATGGACTAATACCAGCAGTTTCTGAATGTGGGTCATCTATTATTAACAAGTCAGCACCGCGACCTGTCATGGCACCACCCACACCAACAGCAAAGTATTCTCCACCGCCAGAAACATCCCATCTTCCAGCGGCCTTTGAGTCCGCCCTAAGGGATATATTAGGGAAAACCGACTTGAATGCATCGGTGTCGATAAGGTTACGAACCTTTCGACCAAACCTTACAGAGAAGTCTGCGGTGTGAGTTGCCGCAATAATCTTCTTGCTGGGGTCTTTACCAAGCATCCAAGCGGGAAGGAGCCAAGAGGTAAGTTCTGACTTACCATGACGAGGAGCGATGTTGATGATAATTCGCTTCAACTCGCCTTTGGCTACCTTCTCAAACTTCTCCGCCATAATGCGGTGATGCGGACCCTCTATAAAAGAAGGCCACATGGCTCTTACGAAACCAAGGAAGTCGTTCCTCGCACCTTCCACCTTCTTGGCATCTGCCCAGTTGGCTAATGCCTTGCTGACTGCCTCGTAGTGTTGTGGTGGAAGTTTATCTAGGTTTTCTAGTATATTGCGGGCGGACGCTTCCATACATACAAAATATCATGTACTGGTGGCTCAATGCCTATATTTGTTATCGGTTATCACCAGAGCCTGACAGAGTACCCTTCTCTTTACGGACTCGTAGCTTCTCTATATTTGCAATAGCTATAGACTCAAGCCCAAGGTCTAGGTCTGAACAAATCTGTGAGATGTACCAGAGTACGTCCCCCAGTTCCTTACGGATTTCCAAACGGTCATCCTGTGTAAACTCTCCACCCTTGTCTCTGATAATCTTTTTAATCTTGTCAGCCACTTCACCAGCCTCTCCAGCCAGCCCAAGTGTTGGGTAGACAACAGCATACTCCTTTGGGTATATAGCTGTCTCACGAGACTTCTCTTGATACTTATTAAAATCCATCATCATTTTATTCATCCAACCATAAATCGCTTGTATCGTATTCTTCAAAGTTATCCTCAAGCAAATCAAGTCTATCCTTATGGACAGCGGCTTTATCTAATTCACCTTGAACGGCTTCAAGTATATCTGAGTGTTCCCCAATGCCAGCGGGATTACTAAGATATATCTCAATGTTTGCCATATGAAGGGCTACGTTTGCCCTAGCATGTTCCTTTAAAACAGAAACTATCTCTCTCGATGCTGACATCTATCTCTCCTTAATAATCTATTTACTCGTCACCAGTTGATTTAAATCTATTAAAGCACCAACGCTACGGTGTCCATCTCCACCTCTACGATATTGCTTATCCTTTATGGCTTCCTCAACAAGAAGTCTGAGACGTTCTGTTGGTATAATGATTGTACATATATCTGTGACGAATGCCCATAACTCCGCCTCAGTTGTTTTGATACCAGAAGGTTTAGCGTTACACTCAAACTCTACATAAACTCTGTTTGTCTTATGTGCTATAAAATCTCGCTTCACCTCTATTGTATCACCTTCAAGAAGTCCCCCCAACCACCTTTCAGCTTCCTGACCTCGTTTCAAATCGTACCGAAAGTCAGTGCAATAAAGCATTACTTCTCCATCTCCTCTATTAGCCAGTTGAGGTAGACCCCACACTTTTTTAAGTCTTGCACCCCGTTCTTGTAGCGGAACCGCCACAGATATTTAATAGAATTACCTTGGCAGTAGAAGGAGAAGCCTTCCGGCCCTAATGCGGCACGGATGGCTTCGATACACTCTATACCCGCCTGATTGTAATGAGATGGATGGTCAACTAAATCATTAGAAGAAGAAGTCTGCATCCTTTCTGCGTTTTGCCTCATCAACTCGTCCTGTTCCCGTAGGTCGTTCAGCTTTGCCTGATACCACCCCACCCTCTTCGGCGGCTCTTCGGTTTTTTTCGATGACAAGTTGACGGCACGAATCTTCCCACTGTCCACCGTGGTGGATTGCCTGACCTGTTCCGAGGTAGACCCATGTGTCGTCACAGGCTCTGAACCAATCTCCGCACCCTTCACACTGGATTTTTTTCGTGTTCGTACTTCTTTTTGAGTTTTTTGCACTACGCTTCCCCCTCACCAACTAACAACTCTCCCTTGTTTCCTCTCAGGGCCGTCTCAGCCCCCATCAAGAACAGTACCCATGCCTGTTCATCCTCTGGTATATCGAACGCTGACAGGTTTGCTATAGCCATAGAGAACCATTTTATCATGCGGTCCTCATCAAAGTCTACTTCACCGTCCTCGTCTTCCCATATTAATCTATTTTGTGTCTGCATAGGGGGTTGCCTCTTCTCTAATAGGGAGGAAAAAAAGAATTAGCAAAGGACAACCCCCCATCTCCAGCAATGGCCTTTGACCACGCCTCACATTAACTTATCAATGAATCGGGGGTCAACGAAAAATTTACAAAAAATTTTTGACCACTAGGATTCCTTACCCTTTTCCTACGTTTTAGGGGGTAACGGTCAATGAAAGGGGTTGCCTTTTGTCAGTTTTTGTGGATTATTGGTGTGTAATAGTATGTATAGCGCATGTGCGTGCGCGGCGGCATAGGGGGGGTGGGCGATGGACACCTTTAAATTATGTCGCGACAAGGTACACCCCGATTTTCTGACATTGCGTGGCGGTAGAGAAGGTGCGTTACCGTTCCATAATGCACATTATGCGACATTATCTGCCAATATCCTTATTTATCAAATAGTTGCACCACGTTATCATCCGCTAGTGCGTCCGCAATGGCCTTTTGCAGTTCTGTTTCCGCCTCTTTTGTCGTGATTTTCTGGGTAGTTTCCAGTTTATCTGCCGCGAATGCATCCACCCCTTGCAGTTTACCTATCAATTCCCACGCCCTGACACGGGCGGCAGGACTTTCTGCCATCTGGGCTTCTGTTAATAGCCCGTCTGTCACACGCTGACGCAGTGAGACCCCCTGCAAGCGTTGCTGTTGCACAATATCAGCGTTTAACTGGTCAATGCGCTGGGTTATGTTGAGGTTGTCCAGCAATCGACAAGCCTCAGCCCTGATGCTGGCTGGCTTCATTTTATCAGTGTCATATGCTTCCCTGTATGCCGCACTGGCATTGCCTTTGCTGGCCCCATGCACATACGCCTGACAGAATGCTTCCTGTTTTGCGGTCAATCCATGACCCGTGGTGTTCTTTTTACTTGCCATTGTTCTTATCCCTTCCCCTGTATTGTATCATTCCCCTATAGGTCAGTGTGGCATTTTCCGCGCCCTTGCAGGGCTTTAACCCCTGTCTAAAATTTTTTTGACTTTTTTTTCATTTACCCCTTGAACATGTCAAACATCTCACTATATCGAGGTGACGGGCCACTTTTGGCCCTTGCCCCACGGTTACGGGGCTTCGCTATTTGACACTGTGTATCGCGCAAGGCTTCGGCCTTCACTAGTCCGCCCTCTCGCATGTCGGCAGTCGGTTCAGGATTGGCTTAAGGGTTGCTATGGCAACCCACTCCCGTCCCCCGAAACTCCGCATGACTGGTCAGGCGTTCTTAAAAGCGCGGCTGTTTCTCATTTGAATATCTTTTTTACTTGCTACACCAGCAACTTGTCACCAGACCCCTTGGACTCGGTCACTGTCATCACGGCGTGTTAGACCCTACGGGAAACGGTCACTGTCTCAGGTGTAACGCTAGACCCACTGGAACTGGTCAATGGTCCGCAGGGCTTTAGTTTGTAGGACTTTCATGCCGTACTATAGCCACTGCCTTCACAGACCCCCAGACAGGGCAGGGTAATCATCCCCGACATACAGCGTTTTTGATACTGAACAGACCCCCGTACAGGGCAAGGCTTCGACCTCGCTACTGGACACTATGGATTCACACCCCCAAAACGGGCTGACAAGTTGGCAATACGCAACCCGTATTGTTTGAATTTGAATTGAATAACGCCCGATTGGACGGCGGCGGATATTCCACTGGTAGACTGACCCACTTAACGGGTTAGCCCTTCGGGGCTGGGCAGTGCTGACTGCCCTATTGCACCAAGCGTTCCGCCACCGTGGAAAAAAATGACACGGTAGGCCGAACAGCATCAGCCAGTGACCAGCCACCCTGATATGCCATAGCCTATCACGCAGGGCAGTCACTGAGGAAAACAGTTTCGGCGGCAGGGCTTCGGCCCTGTCACCTTGTAAGGGCAAGGTCTTCTCCCTGCCTTGTCCTTACACGGTGAACACTTCACCGCATTTGAAACTGTCAGAAAGGTAACAAAATGCAAAAAACTTTCACTTATATGCGTCACACAATCATCCGCAAAAATGATAAAGTGACACTGCCAGTCATTCTGAGAATTGGCAAATATATGACTATGGAATTGGCTGACGTTGAGGCCGCTGTCGCGTTCATCGATGACAGTATGCTTCAAAGTCTTAAATCTCACGCCCAGCGGACAATGGACCTCATGGGGGTTGGTAAAGACTGGCAACTGAAGACAATTCATAGCCGTTCAAATGGTGACAGACGTAAGTCTGGCAACAGTGAGGGGTTGCATACAGTGCTTTATAGCTTCTCAATTAGAGAAGAATGCTACACTGAAATGCTTCACTTCGATGAAATGATGACATATTTGACTGGCCTCAAACATGGGGCTGAAACAACCCTAGCACTTAGAGAGAAGGTAAGCGCATGAAATATTGGTTAGTTGTTAAATTCACTGGTTTTGATGGAAGTCAAAGGCAGGGTGATATCAAAATTTGGTCTGACTACTCTAATTCTGGGCATGTTTATGACAGTCCAGCCTATGAGATTGTCGCACGTTGTAAGACCTTCAAAGAAGCGCAAGCAATAGCGAGGCATGAAGGTGAACACAAAAAATTGAGAATTGCTTGGCAATTACCAAGTGAAGTGCCAGCATCGAATAAAGCAAAAATCGTTGCTGACTGGAAAAAAAGAAAGGAAATGGTATGAAACTCATTCTGTTCATTCGACTGGTCAAAGAAATATCTTTTGCCTGTCTATGCTGGGGGCTGGCTCATATTGCTGGGTTCCAGATGTTTCAGGGCCAACTGGACTGGGTATGGTGGTCTGCTACCATCTGTGGTTGGTGCTATGTTATCTCAGCCTTACAGACTTTGGAAGTTATGGCTGGGGGTTCAGTGCGTAGGCTATTGTAGTCTTCGCCACCCTGTGGCTTGATTATTTCCAATCAGCCATTATCTAGTAAATGTTAGAAGTAGTAAAAGGAATGCAAACACAATGACTACAATCATTCAAAAATCCGCTGTTATCGTTCGCCTTAACATCCGCATGTGCGGCTTTGAAAAGACAGACAAGGACGTATCCAGTGAGGTTGCTGACAACAAGTCAGCGGCTGATGACGCTGGGCGTTATGTCAAAAAACTTTTCGCTGGCAACCCTATCCTCAAAGATATCAAGAAAGTGCGCGGCAAGGCCCGTAACGTCAACAAGGCCCAAACACTTCCATACTTGGACGGTCAGGACTTGTTGCCCGTGCCTAACTTTGACAAGCACTCCGAATTGATGACTGATTACAAGGACTTATTTGACGCCTTGTGCGAGGACTTCTTTGCTGAATATGAGACACACAGAGATGCCCAACAGGCGCGGCTGGGTGACTTGTTTGATGCAAGCGAATATCCGCCTGTATCTGTTCTGCGTGGAAAGTTTCAGTTCAATATATCTTATGAGCCACTGTCAGACGGCAACACGTTCGACAAAATGTTTGGCAATGCTGAGATGGAACAGCAGTTGATTGCTGATGCAGAAGCGCAGATGCAATCACGCATTGACGAGGCAATGCACAAACTTTACGAACGTCTGCTGAAAACCGTGGATTGTTTCAATACTGCCATGCGGACATACAAGCCAAAAGCTGGTAAGTCCAAGGCAATGAACACCTTCAAAGATACAATCGTGGGCAACATGGTGGATATCTGTGAAGTTCTGCCTCGCCTAAATCTGACAGGTGATGCTGACCTAGCCAACTACTGTGAACTGGTCAAATCAAAATTGACCAACTATGACGCGGCTGACCTTCGCGAGGATGAAAGTCTTCGCAAAACAGCGGCTGA